AACACTTGCTCTTTAAGGCTAAATAGTGTAATGCAAAACAACAGCGACTATGAAATAATCAAAAAGCCTGGAAAAACTTCCATGACTGAATTTCAGCGTCGTGAGTTTATCAAATGTAGCCTTAACCCCATATATTATATGGAAAACTACATGTACATCACCAACCCCACGCGGGGACGCATAAAGTTTGAAGCATATGATTTTCAAAAACAGCTGGTTGAGGTATATTGGAAATTCACCAACTGTATTGCCATGTTGCCACGTCAAAGTGGTAAAACCACAACTGCTGCTGGATTTTTATTATGGTATGCCATGTTCAACCCAGATGTCACAGTGCTGATTGCTGCTAACAAATTTAGAGCTGCCAGTGAAATCATGCAGCGTGTGAAATTTGCATATGAAGAAACACCAGACTATATACGAGCCGGTGTTAAAACATACAATGCTCAAAGCATTGAATTTGACAATGGCAGTAGAATACTATCCACCACCACAACTCCAGACAGTGGACGAGGACTGTCCATTAGTTTGTTGTACATTGACGAAATGGCCTTTATCAAGCCAAGAATTGCTGAAGAATTTTGGACAGCCATGAGTCCCACATTGGCCACTGGCGGTAAATGCATTATCACTTCTACACCCAACAGTGACGAAGACAAGTTTGCAGAGCTATGGTATGGTGCCATTAAGGATGTTGACGAACATGGCAACAGTATACCTGGTGGTGTGGGAGTCAATGGATTCAAAGCATTTATGGCAAATTATTATGATGTGCCGGGTAGAGACGAAGTGTGGGCAGACCGAGAGCGTGCCAAGATTGGCATTGATCGATTTAGGCGAGAATATCAATGTGAGTTTATATCAGCTGATGAAACCTTAATTGCACCTGCCAAATTGTTAAAACTGCAAGGTAGAGATCCATTGTTTAAAACTCATGGTCAGGTGAGGTGGTATGACCATGTAACCGCCAACACCACCTATCTTATATCTCTGGATCCCAGTGCAGGTGTTGGTAAAGATTTCAGTGTCATTGAAATATTCAGCATGCCTGATCTACAGCAGGTGGCAGAGTGGTCGCACAACAGAACATCAATCCCGCAACAAGTGCGCATCATGCAAAATCTTGTAAACTATATACATGGCGAAATTGTCAAGGCATCACCAAAAAAAATTGACCCTGACATATACTTCACAATTGAAAACAACAGTTGGGGCGAAGCTGCATTGGTTACCATTGCTGAAATTGGAGAGGAAAATTTTCTTGGTACATTCATGAATGAGCCTCGGGTCAAAGGTCAGTCAAGACCCAGAAAAGGACTCAACACCAATGGCAGGACCAAAGCACAAGCATGTACCAAACTCAAGAGTCTCATTGAACAGGACAGATTGAAAATATACAGCAAAGAGCTTGTTCGACAGCTCAAGTTCTTTGTGTCCAAAGGCAACAGTTTTGAAGGCAAAACCGGTGTACCAGATGATGCAGTAATGGCCACACTGTTGTGTGTGCGCATGATGCAAATGATGCAGAATTGGGATGATAGATTTGGTGAAATACTCAAAGATACCTGGGAAGATAGCGACGGATTCTACGATGAACCCATGCCTATTGTGTTGTAGTTATAAATACAAACATGAGAGACAGATCAACCATTAGTAACAAAATTTTTGAAATATTAAAAGGTAGTGGATTCTATCTTCAGATGTTTGATGACTATGGCATGAAAACCATTGAACCCACTGACGCTGATCGATTTTTTGCTACCAAAGAAAACACTGACCTATCAAGACCAGATCTGGATTCTTACAGCTTTCTGGTTTGTATCAACGATACCATGGACTCAATTGATATCAAAACACCCACTGCTAAAAAAATTGGCAAAGAAAATTATGCAGACATCAAGCAATTGGTGTCATATATAAAAACTGCAGTGGGACTAAGAGAAGATATTCTTGTTCATTGGGCCACATTCAATAGAATCATTAGACCTAGAGATGAAGTACGTGCCAAAGACAAAACAGGAAAAGTATTAGAAGAACAAGAGCTATATGCATTTCTCAACCAGTTTACAGTGGAATCTATTTTTATTTTAAAAGAAGATCAAATTGATTCTGCTGCGGCAAAAGAGGCGTTAGAAATCCACAATTATGATTATGATGATACCATGAGCTACTTGATTGCAGTTGATCAAATGTGGCGAGCCAAGTATGAATCAGATCCAAAAGCTGCTTTTGATCTGTTGAAGCAACTGTAAATTATTGACTGTTTGATCCCATATATAGCATAAATAGTGTGTCGGCATGTTATGAAACATTAGCATGCGGTCTAGGCTCATAATATAGGAAAACAACATGGCTCTTTCATTAAAAGAAATACAAGCGAAGCTTATGGAACAAGAGGCTCGCAAAGATCGTGCAAAGGGTGGCGCACCCAGTGGTGATAACGCAGTTTACCCTTTCTGGAACAATCCAAATTCAAGTACAGCTACACTGAGATTTTTGCCAGACGGCGATGAACTCAATGACTTTTTCTGGGTTGAGCGCTTGATCATCAAGTTGCCGTTTGCTGGTATCAAAGGACAACCAGGAGACAAGAGGGTTGAAGTTCAAGTTCCATGTGTTAACATGTGGAAGCCCAATAGCTGCCCAATCACTGCTGAAATTTCACCATGGTGGAAGCAGGATGATCTGCTGGAAATGGCTCGTACTTACTATCGTAAGAAAAGCTATCTATATCAAGGTTTGGTTACACAAAATCCCAACAAGGATGATCAACCACCAGAAAATCCCATTAGGCGTTTTATCATCAACCAATCCATTCATGACATCATCAAGGGTATTTTGATGCGTCAGGATCTTGAACACACTCCGACTGATTATGACAACGGTCGAGACTTTTATTTGTCCAAGACTCAAAAGGGCGAATATGCCAACTATACCAGCAGTTCATGGGCCATGAAGGAACGTGCACTGAATCAGGACGAGTTGGATGCAATTGATCGCTTTGGTTTGTTCAACTTGAGCACATTCCTGCCCAAGAAGCCAGACGATGCACATCTCAAGGCCATGATGGAAATGTTTGAGGCAAGTGTCAACGGCGAACAGTATGATGCTGATCGTTGGGCAGAATTCTACAAGCCAGCTGGACTAAAGACTGAAAACAATGGCAATGCTGCTGTTGATGATGTTCCTGCTGCAGTTGTACCACGTGCAGCGCCAGTTGTACCACGTGCTGCTGCTCGTCCAGTACCAGTGCCAGCAGCAGTTGAAGATGACGCCCCGTTTGCTGCTGAACCAGCACCTGCTGCTAAAACAGCAAACAAGACCATGACCCCAGAGCAAATCTTGGCCATGGTTCGCAATAGAAACCAAAATCAATAATCTAAAACATATTAAACCATAGCAACTGAAGGAGAGAACCTCTCCTTCAGTTGTAGCAAAGGGATTGAGATGAAACCGGTTGATATTTCAAAATTTAGAAAAGACATTACCAAAAATATTCCTGGCATGAGTGTGGGTTTTCATGACCCTACAACATGGATTTCAACAGGAAATTATGCACTGAATTATTCCATCAGTGGTGACTTTAATCGCGGAGTACCACTGGGCAAGGTAACCATGTTTGCTGGTCAAAGTGGTTCTGGCAAGAGTTATATATGCAGTGGTAACCTTGTGCGTTATGCACAACAGCAAGGAATCTTTGTAGTACTAATAGACACTGAAAATGCTCTTGACGAAGCATGGTTGCATGCATTGGGAGTTGACACCAGTGAAAACAAACTGCTCAAAGTTAATATGGCCATGGTCGATGACGTGGCTAAACTCATGAGCGACTTTGTTAAAGACTATAAAAGCCAGTACCTAAGCTTGGATGCAAAAGACCGTCCAAAATTCTTATTTGTACTAGACAGCTTGGGTATGTTGCTGACTCCAACAGATGTTGATCAGTTTCAAAGCGGCAACATGAAGGGTGATATGGGTAGAAAGCCCAAAGCACTCACCAGCTTGGTGAGAAATTGCGTGAACATGTTTGGTGAATATGAAATTGGATTGGTTGCTACGAATCACAGCTACTCTAGTCAAGACATGTTCAATCCTGATGACGTAATTTCTGGCGGACAGGGATTTGTGTATGCCAGTAGTATTGTGGTTGCCATGCGCAAACTCAAGCTCAAGGAAGATGCAGACGGTAACAAGACCAGTGAAGTGAATGGTATTCGTGCTGCATGTAAAGTCATGAAGACCAGGTACAACAAACCGTTTGAAGCTGTTGAAATAAAAATTCCCTGGGAATCTGGAATGGACCCATACAGCGGACTTATTGATCTTTTTGAAAAGAAAGGTGTATTGGTCAAGGACGGTAACAAGCTTACATATACTGATAAAAAAGGCACAGTACATAAAAAGTTTAGAAGTCAGATTGACGAACCATTGCTTGACTTGATCATAAGTGAATGGGATGAATCCAACGTCACTAATAATAATTTGACCAGTGATTCTGATTTATCTGCCGACTCGGAATAAATTAGCAAAACTAGCATGCAAGGTGTAAAATATTTTGCATGCTAGATACTAACACAATGGAGAATTTATATGACAATTAATACCACCATGATACTGGATATTTGGGACTTGTTAAGCGAATACGTGCCTACCGCAAAAAAAGAAGATGCTGCAAATAAGTTATTGATAGTACTTGACAATTATTCAATTGATTCAAGAGATTTGCAAAGCATACACGGAGAAGATCCACATCTGGATGCTGCTATCAAACACTTGTATGGCCATGACGATGTAGAAGAAGAAAATGACGAAGACGAAGAATTATTTTGATTAGTTTGTCTCGATAAATCATGTGGTATAACCGAATAGTAAAAGATCTATCCCAGCTTGGCGATGCTGTTACCTATTATAATCAAGAGTTAGATGTTGCAATCAAACAAACACATTTTAAGGGCAGTATCGAACGAAATAGTCAAGAGTTAAGCGGTATAACTGCTGAAAGATTTGCACAGTTGCAAGATGTTGAAGCCATCTTGAAATATTTGAACATACAACATGACAAACTGCGCAGTCAACATTATCGAAAATATCTAGAAAGATACAACAGGGAACTAAGTGATCGAGCCATCGAAAAATACATCGACGGCGAGGATGACATAGTGAGTCTATACGAACTAATCAACGAAGTGTCACTGGTGAGAAATAGATATCTAGCTGTCATGCGCGGATTGGAAATCAAACACTATCAAATTGGACATGTGACCAAATTGAGATGCAGTGGACTTGAAGATGCAACTGTCTAACATAGAGATCATGCAATGAACCAGTGCCAACTCATAATCGAAGATGAAGTAAACTGCAAGCTGGTGGGTCTTGACTTGAACACAAGAAAAGCATGTTCTACAGCATTGAAGTATTTTATTCCTGCTGCAAGATACAGTGCTGCATACAAGCTGGGCCGCTGGGATGGTACCAAGAGTTTCATGACCATTGGCGGTAGAACTTACTTGAATCTACTGGAAGTGGTATTGCCCATAATTCAAGAAGCTGGGTATGAATTAGACATCGTAGATCAGCGCAAGAGTTATTCCATTGCACTTACACCCATTGACACTGCATATCACAGCAATAAGACTTGGCCTGCTGGTCATAGATTTGAAGGTCAACCTATCGAACTGCGAGATTATCAAGTGGATGTGATCAACAGTTGTGTAAACAACCTGCAGGGTGTTGCTGTTGCTCCCACCAGTGCAGGCAAGACCATTATCACATCAACACTGAGTCAAATGATTGAACCATATGGTCGCAGTATTGTGATTGTGCCTAATAAAAACCTTGTGCTGCAGACTGAAGAAGATTATGTGAACTTGGGATTGGATGTGGGTGTAATTTTTGGCGATAGAAAAGAATACACTTGCAAGCATACCATATGCACTTGGCAAAGCTTGAACATACTGGACAAGAAAGGCAAAGATGCCTTAGACGAAGGTCAGTTGGAAGAATTCATGCAAGATCAAATCTGTGTAATAGCAGATGAGTGTTTTGATGGTGATGCGTTAGTTCTTACACCAACAGGTTACAAACCAATTAAAGATATATGTTCAGGTGACCAAGTAATAAATTATTCTGAGGAGACAAAAAGTTTTAAAACGGATACTGTAATCAAACAACATAAAAACCTTGTAAAATCCAATAGTGAAAAAATGTATGAATTAGAACTTGATAACGGTCAGCGTATAAAAGTAACCGGTAACCATAAGTTTTTGACAACTAATGGTTGGATTAGAGCCGTCGAATTATCAACAGATCATGAAATCATTGGTTATTAATATAAATACATTGTGCAGCAGCGGATGTATTTATATGAAAATTAAATCAACTGAAATGATACAAAAATTTAATAAAATATTAGAAAATGCTCAACAGAAAATTCGTATTTTAGAATGGTCTGGAACAAGTATTCTATTAAGCAATGGTTTAAAATTAGAATATGATAATAGACGTGTATTCTTACGTAGACTTAGTTCTAATCAATCAATCTGGCGAGAAAACATTGATAATTTATTAGACGGTAGAATAACTGATAAAGAAATAAAGTCGATTATTTCTAAAATTGGCGGATTTTCTTGTCAACATAAAAGAAAGGAACAAGGTTTACCAGCAATTATAAATCAACCAACAATACCATGGAATAAGGGTAAGATGTTGAATGAATACACTACTAAGGGTGGTAATTTGTATGCAGATTGTATGTGGCAAACTGGACAAACAAAAGAAACTAATAGTAAGTTGGCAAAACTAAGTAGAGATCGTACTTCTATTGGAAATCCCATGTACGGTAAAAAACATAATCAAGAAGTAAGAGAAGCCAAATCAAAATTAATGAAAGAAAAAATATTAAAGGGAGAATTTACTCCAAATTCTAATAATAGAAATACTCATTGGAATAGTATGCTTGATAGTAAAAAATATAGATCCTCTTGGGAGGCATTGTATCAATATTATAATCCCGCAGCAGAATACGAAAAACTCAGAATACCTTATGAATATTTAAATAATTATAAAATTTATATTGTGGATTTTATTGATTACACAAATAGAATTTTAATTGAAGTTAAACCAAAAGAATTATGCAATGGTGCTATACATGAAGCAAAAATGATAGCACTAGCAGATTGGGCAAAAATTAATAGATTTACTATTCTAATTGCAAATCAAGAGTGGTTTTTAGTACAATCAAGCGATATTGATTATACTCGTTTTGACGAACTTACAGCAGCAAAAATAAAGAAATTTTATGAAGCTAATATCAAAAAAAGAAATAGAAAAGCCAATTGAAGTATATAATCTTCATATAGCAGATGATCACAATTATATTGTACAGGGCGCCGTAGTATCAAACTGCCATAGAGCTGCTGCAGATGTACTCACAGGCTTGCTTACAGGTGTGTTTGCTAACATTCCCATAAGATGGGGGTTGACTGGTACACTGCCCAAGCAAGAACAAGACCGCATGAGCATATTGGCCAGCATTGGACCCACAGTGGGTCAGCTTACAGCCAAAGAACTGCAGGATCAAGGTTATCTAGCTCAATGCCATGTAAACGTCATTCAAACACAGGAAACAGTCAAGTATAAAGACTATGCCACTGAATTAAAATACTTGACCACTGACGACACAAGATTGGCATGGTTGGCAGCAACCATACAGGACATTGCCAAAACTGGCAATACTCTGGTACTAGTGGATCGTATTGCATCTGGTAAAAAGCTCAACGAACTCATACCCGACAGCACTTTTGTGTCAGGCGAAATGAAAACTGCTGATAGAAAAGAACACTATAGCGACATCAACTTGGCAGAAAATGGTATATTGATTGCCAGCTATGGCACCACCAGTACCGGCATCAGCATCAATAGAATTTTCAACTTGGTACTGGTAGAACCGGGCAAAAGCTTTGTGCGCACAATACAAAGCATTGGTCGAGGCTTGCGCAAAGCAAACGACAAAGACCGTGTGGAAATATATGATGTCAGCAGCAAATGCAAGTACAGTCAAAAACACTTAAAAGCCAGGATTGAATTTTACAAGGAAGCAGAATATCCTCATTCAATGACCAAGGTAACCTATTAGATTAGACCTAAAAATGTAAAAATAACTTGTTGTTTTCTTGTAAATTCTACAATAATTTATCTTAAATATACGCAACTTAACTTCCGGTGTTTGCATGCGTATACTAACCAATCACAACCAACCATATAACCTCAATCAAATACCGGATCAAATTGAAGATGTTCGTTTTTGTGTGTTGGACTATAGTGATCAATCTGATGTTGACTATTATTTCATACCACTGATTTTTTTAGAAAGTTTTAATAGTCCCTGCGTGGATATTAAAATAGGCAATACAAATATACAAATGCCCTTGGACTGGAGTGTGATAATAGGCGATATCAACAGCGGAGATTTAGAAATCATGCCGCTGGTGTATTTGAATGACAAAGATTTCGATGTGTTTACCTACAATCCCATCAATGGCTACATGCCCAAGTTTTCTAAATTTCAAGTGATCAATATTTGGCCAGATGTCAAGTGGTATTTTCCCAAATTGAAAAATGGAAATTTTCTTGCTGTGCCACTTGAAGACAAAGAGTCGCCGTTGTGTGCATTTTTCATCAAGGATGCTGGCAAAGTGCCAGAATCAATTGATATCCGTAAATTGTTTTAGAAAAAACAAAACCCTCTGATCACTAGGGCTTTCAGAGGGTTTTGCCTGAGTCTGCTGGGCTTGCTTAAGGCCGAGCTAGAATTTTATGCTGTGGTTATAGTAGCAGTATATGCAGCAGTTAGAGTAGTTCCTGTGCCATACCAAGTATACACATTACCACCCCAAGTCACAACAGTATCGTCGTTAATTTTGTAAGCATACTCTGTTGATGCAGTTTTTGTAAATGTCACAGATGGAATGCTTGCATAGTTACCGCCAGCATACACAGTTACTGAACTGACACCACCCGAAGACACAGTGGAAAATGCCTGTGCATAACCAGTAGGTGAACCGCCAACAAAACTCACAAGTGGAGCACCATCATATCCTGTTCCGTTTACTCCCATGACCACTCCGTTAACGGTCCAACGACCGTTAACAGTTGCACCTGTGCCAAGTGCACTGCCCACCAAGCTGATTGGGTTTGATGGAATAGCAGTGAACACACCCTGTGCTGCTGGAGAAGTTGTGTTCAATCCCCAACCAATATTGAATGTTGCACCGGTTACACCTGTGTTAGCAGTGACCGCACTGGTGGGAGTGACTGGGTTAGTGGGCAGGGTTGGATTGGTATAGCTACCGCCAGTGGTCACTGTAACAGTGGCAACCTGTCCATTACCAGTTGTGGTTGCAACTCTGAGCACAGTGGGTATCAAGTAGTCACCACTGGTAAAAGTAAATGTATCTCCTACGGTATAACCATTGGCATTATCATTTACTGCTGCTGCTCTAGCATGCACTGTGTGCACTGTTACAGTTGCAACTGCTGTGTTGGTTCCTCCAACCACAGTGAGTACTTCGCCTGGTGCATAACTGGCGCTGGTGCTGCCAGTACCGTCAGTGACAATCACAGTTGAGTACAAGCCCACTGTGGCGTTGGCTGATACACCACTACCGCTTGCACCATATGGTGTAACAGTGACTGTGGCTTGTCCTGCAGCAGTTGGTGAAGAGTTTTGCAGTGCCACAGTGTCTTGAAAAGAATCTCCGCTGTAGTCAACATGTGCAATATAGTGTCCGGTGCCCTGTTGTCTCACTAGATAACCGTTTCTGGCCTGACTATCGCCGTAGACCCAGGCGCTGACTTGAATTTGTTGTCCGCTTGTGGCGGTATTGCCAATCAAATTCTTTTTTATTGGACGACCCATGTGTTTAATCTCCTAGAGGAATGCTGTTAATGTAACTTATTTATCAATAGCTGGTAGTTGAGCAGCAATAGTGTAACTATTTGGAGTTTTGATGTATCATTGTTATAATAGCTTCTAGAAGGTAACGACATGGCAGCTAAAAAGAAAACATATGATCTAGACTTGTTTGCTACTCTCAATGCCATTGACCACAATCGGCAAGACTATTACAACAATCTCAGTGATCGAGAAAAGAAAGCATATGCAGCATTGGTGCTCATGCGTTACATGAGCAGCTTGCCCAGTCAAAATTCACAATGTGCAAATTCAGTAGTCTTTGTTAATGACATAGTAAACATCAATCTATGGGCTACCAGTCGTTTTCCAGATCTGCAGCATCGACTGCTGTGTGTATGCGGCATTGGCGGAAAACAACAAAGGCCCTGGTTGGCAGCTGGACAGAAAAAACGCAGCAACAAACCACTGGTTGATCAACTGTTACTGGAACTCAATCCCTGGATGAACACACAAGAGTTGCAATTGCTCAAAAGTAAATATGACAAAGTCTCTATTGGTATCCTGGCACTAGATGCTGGGTATACAGAAAAACAAGCGCAAGCAGTGTCCAAGGAGTTTGACAGCTAAACATGAGTGATGCAGCTTATGCATGCGAATTTTGTAAAAGAACGTTTACCACTGAAAAATATCTCATCAATCACAGTTGTGAGAAAAAACGCAGGTGGTTTCAGCGTGACGAACCACATGCTAGATTTGGGTTTTTAGCATGGAATCGATTTTATACCATTAGTCAAAAACACAGCACCGCAGTAAAAAAACACAGTCAGCGACATTTTATCGACAGTCCTTTTTATACTGCATTTGTTAAATTTGGCAGGCACATTGTGGATCTTGATGCAATCAATCCAGACCGATATATTGATTATGTGATCAAGGCCAACATACCCATTGATCGATGGTGCAATGATTTTGTGTATGAACAATATGTTCGAGATCTAACCAAAAAAGAGTCAGCTGAAGATGCACTGGAAAGAAACATCTTGCTCATGCAGCAGTGGAGTAACGAAGCTGGTGAACCCTGGCATGACTTTTTTAAAAAGATCAACACCAATCAAGCAATTGCTTGGTTGAGAAGTGGAAGAATCAGTCCGTGGATATTGTATAATGCTAGTTCAGCTGATAACTTGTTCAATCGATGCACACCAGAACAGCTGGACATGATAAAACAATATGCACCCACTGCAACATGGAAAATTAAATTTAGTAAAAGCCAAACCAGTGTAAAATTTCTACAAGACATGCTGCATCAAGCAGGACTATAAAAGGACAATGTAATGAATAGTGATTTAGAAATGTATGCAACCAATGACAGTGAACAAGACGCTGTTGAACAGGATGCCATAACAGATCCGCAGTCTATCAATGTGGAAAATTTTTCTACTACCACATTGCTCACTATTGGCAAAAATCAAGTGAGTGTGATCAATCCCTTGTATGTGGCCAATCTCAAACATCAATTGGAACAGGCAAATAGAAAAATTGCAACCATGGATCGCACACTCAAGCGTGTGACATTTGAACTGGCCAATGCTGCCAGAGACATTAGACGCTTGCAGCAAGAAATGGATCAAAAGGTGGATTATGAATAAGAGAGGCGATATTGACATTGACTTTGCTGATAGGTCTCTTGCACTCAGCGAGCTTGATCACATACCAGCCAGCATGATACGAAATCAAAATCTAGTCAAGCACAATTCTGGAGTTTACTTTCATGCAGTGCCAATTGACACAATCACAGGATTAAGCAGTTTGGAATACAATCTAGCCAATGCTGCTGGATTTTATAAAATAGATTTTCTCAATGTTGGAATTTATCAGCAAATCAAGAGTGAACAGCATCTTGTGGATTTAATGAATCAAGAACCCAACTGGGATCAACTGTACGATCATGATTTTTGCAGTAGATTGATTCATGTGGGTAATCATTACAGTACTTTGATCAAGATGCCAGAAAAAGTAAATTCAATAGTGACCATGTCCATGTTTTTGGCTGTGATTCGTCCAGGCAAACGTCATTTGATTGGTCACCAATGGCAAGAAATTTCTCAGACTGTGTGGGATAACACCAATGACGGATACGCATTCAAACGTAGCCATGCAATAGCTTATGCACATCTGGTAAAAGTTCACATGAACCTCTTGAATGAATCAGACAGTTCTGGTAAAATAGCACAACTGGAGGCAACAGATGACTGACACTGTGCAACAACTTGATTTGGTATCAGAAAAAACACTGTATGGATACAATGTGTTCATGGTAGATTCTGGTAATTTAGAATCAACCTTGATAGCAGAATCACTGTCACACGATCCAGTTGCTGCACTAACTAAAAATCTCAGCAATGGCTATTGGTTTCGTGCTCCAAACATCACACATTATCAGCTGAGCTGTGCATTAGACAGTCTTGAGTATGTGCAAACAGAACATGATCTAACTGTTTATCAACAAAATGGCTCGCTCGTAGCACATGCTCGTTTTTGTGATCGCAGCGACGCTGCAATGTTTGCATTTAATCAGCTGGAAGTTTTTCAAAAATGGAGTGGTGCACAACAGCAAGAACTTGATCAACAGCAGCATGATATTGCACAGCCAATTGAAGTTGATAGAGATGGCATTGCACGCGGGGTCAAGGTCACAGTGGTAACACTTGAAGACTAGTCTGCTGATTTAACCAATGTTATGGTCCTGCGTTTGATTCTCTTGTTCAACAAGTTGTTGAGATCAATCACTGGGCCATGCAGCACATTGCACTCTTTTCTCACAAATACTTTGAGACTGGGTTTGAACGGTTCAAACCTTTTGCCTAAAAATATGTTGATGGGTATGGTTCTGTTGCTGCTCCACCACCAAATTTCTCCACATTCTAAAAATTCTTTTTTTTGATCATCGGTAAAATTTTGGCTGAGTACATATAAATTCAAAAACACATTGTCTGCATTTTGTACTATTCCCACATATTCTTGTTTTAGATAACTGATCACAGTTAGAAATGGAAACGATTCTTGTAATAGTGCCTTGTTGTGCAACATTGAAATCTTGTGGTTAATTAAGCTGTGATCTATTTATTTGCGTATTTGTTAAAACTGCAAGTAAAACAAAAAAAACAAGGGCATTGTTTCCAATGCCCTTGTCCTAAAACCAATAGTTATTGGTTTTTAATTAGAGTGAAGTTGAAAGAATTGCAAGTGTGTTGCGGTTTGTTGCGTTTGAAGTTTCAAACACATCAGTTGTCAACACGTTTGCAGCCACGTCGGATACTGCAATGCCCTGCAGTGCATCTAGCAACTGGTAACCAGCTGCATTGGTATCGTCGGTTGAACCAACGCCCTGAACCAACCAAGGTGCAGCACGCTCAACAGCAAACTTAACCAGTGTCACTGTTGCGCTTGAGCTATAAGCTGAACCAAAGTGGGTGCTGTAGCTGTAGCCAGTGTATGTGGTTGAGCTTGGGTTGCTGTCGGTTGTTGCAGTTACGCTGAGAGCAACTGGGTTGGCACGTGTGGCAAATGTATTGATCAATGTATCCAAGTTGGCTTGCTTGTACAATGCATCGAGGTATGAAGCTTGTGTGCTATAGGTTTGTGAGGTACCAGAACCGTCAACAACAACCTGTGCGCTCCAAACGCCGTTGTAGAGGTAAAGATCAGCCACTGGAGTCTTTACATTGGTTTGTGCTACAGGAACGATGGTAGCAACGGTGTAGTAATTGAGGCTGCCGGTTAAAAATTCACCAGCTTTGTTAACGCCATTTACCTTATCAGTCATATTTGCTCTCCTAAGATTAATATGCAAAATTTTCTTTGCACAAGTATTTAGTACTGACTTGCTTTATATTAATATCTAGGTGTGTTTCTTGGAGCTTTTTGTAGCTGGCTTCTTCTTTTTTCTAAGTGGAGCCATGTAACCAAATAGATTTGGCTGTCTTGACATCACATGCCCAAATGGCTGTGCAACACTGGCAACACCACCTGCACTGCTAGCACCGCTAGTGGCATTTTCGGATATGTTGGAATTGTTTGATCTGTTGCTTGGTGCTAGTATTTCTGAAATTTTCATTTGCCTATTCGTCCGCCATCATGAACTCAGCTCTATTTACTAATTTGATTCTACCATAGGGCGTGTCGGCAACAAATCCTTCGTGTTGCATTTTGTTGCGAAGATAAGCTGTGATACGTTGATTGGCATGTGTTTCCAGCTGCTGATACATACGATGCTTGAGTGTGATCACATGTGATACAATCTGCCACATGGCATTAAATGCCTGCTGGTTTCTTGATGCATACACTAGAATATTGGCACGCTTTTTAACGGTCAATCTTGGTACTGGACTATTGCTCACCCAGTCTAAAAATTCTTGACCAAGATTATTGTTGTGATGCAGTCCCTTGCTGGCACGCCAGGCCAGGAATCGTTTGCACAATGCATTAAAATCTGATAATTGTGCAGCAGCCAAGTGTGGCTTGCTCAACAACAGTGCAATATCATCTTTGTGCACTTGCACAAGTGAGTTGATTTGTTTTTCCAAGCCATTGGGCCAAGACAATTGTATATCACTGGGCAGCTGACAATCAAGCAGTGCCACACCAGGTACCGGATTTAGGCCCAGTAGATTTTGATCTATGGCCTGTGGCTCATCTTGATACTGCTGGGCAAAATAGCTATGAATAACAATACCCATATAACTACTGGCAATTTGCTGGCCCAGCTGACTTTGCATGGGCACGTGATATGTGATTTTGTTTGGAGTAAATTCCCAATTGTTGCTGTATTGTTTGGGCCTTCCAACCCACAACAAGTCCCCTTGTAGATATCCTTGAAAATCTTTAGGCAATAATTTTTCTAGATACAGCCAACAACTGGATACATTTTGCGCAAACTGCAGTCTACCTGGATCGTTTGGTCTGCGAAGATACAGCATGTTCATGAGTGCTTGTGCAGTGCGAGGCAATCCATCTGGTTTTGAAAATCCAGCTTTGTCAGTGAGAGTAAACCCTTGACGATCCCTTCCAAAAATCAATGCAGGTGATCCATCAATTTTGATAGTCACTGCAGCAGGATCATGTACCACATGCTTGAGTGCCATCACAGTGCGATTGACGCCGTCGATGCTGTGCATGAACACAAGGTCCTCAGCATGCTCTATTCGTGCCTTGGCTTCAGAAAGAATTTTTGGTTGGTTGGTACTCATGCCAGCATACTATAATATTAAAAAGGTCTCATCACAATAATGCCGTTGTGAGATTCAGTGAGATCTGCTTTGAATCTTAGATCATTCCAAGACACATCAATTGCTTCAAGCAAGAGAGTAGCACATCGATATTGATGTTCATTTAGTATCAATGCACCGCTTTGTTTTATTTTCGCCATGACTTGATCAAATTTGTTTTTTTCTTGCGGATCGATGGGATCATCGAGTTCAAGATTTACAATTTGTTCTATAGTGTCATCACTTGATAATATGTGTTTTAATTTGTCTGGCTCTGCTGCATTTTCTATATTATCGTGTTGTGCTTGAAGGAATGTAAGAAGTTCTGCTATTAAATCAATTTTTCCTTGATTAGTTAACTTCCCTTTCAGTTTCATGGTCCAATCTTTCACCTTTGTTTCAAGTTCCGTTTTTAGATCGTCTTCTTCTTTTACACTGTCATAATCTAGATTATAATGCATAGCTATTAATTTTTCGCATGCCATGGTTATCAATGCCAAAGCTATCTCTCGAGAAGCATATTTTTTAGTCGTTGGTAGAAAAGATGGTACCAACCCTCCTTTTTTATTTGGCAGCGGGTTTGGTGAAATTACGTTTCTAGATTTAAGTATTTGCATGGTTATCGGTCTCGGAGTATAATTCATTGACTGTAATACTCGAGTAAGCATGGGATTTGTCAACATATCACGCTTAATATAATTGTCTTTTATTGTCTCATTGCTGTTCCTCTCCTGCATTTTTGTTAAAAACGAATATAGTCTATACCATTCTAGTTTTTTCCAAATTATTTCTTGCGGCGCAAGGTCTGCATCGGTTGGGTCACTTGCGTCTCTTTTATAAACTTTACCAACTAAATACATGAACCTAGTGATCCATTGATTGGTAAAAGTTTTAAGTACATTTTGTCCAGAAGATGCTGCCCATGCCTGTTGTTTTGGATCCAGGCCGGTTATTAACAGTTTCCATGACTTTGATAGAAAGTTTACCACATCTTGTGTGAGTGCTTCGTCTAATTCTCTGCGCGGTCTAGTCATTTTTTTCCTTCAATTCCTTGATCTTTCTTTTGAATTTTCGATCATCTTCGCTGATTATGCTGCGATACAATCTCTTGACAAGATCGTCGGCTTCTTGTTCAGTATAGCTTTCCTTGATCAAGTGCACCAGGTTAACTGCACTGGCAATCACATGTGTGGCTCTGCTTTCGATCACAGTGTGTTTGCTTTTGGCTGGTACAAATTTATCAAGCTCGTCTAAAAAATTACTTGTTTTGGTCACAATAACAAATTCCAGATGATAACAACTGAATATTTATCACTTTATAAATATCAATTTGAGATTTAATAAATATGTTAACAACTTGGAGCAATTGACATGACTCATGCCAGCGACGACATACGTAAATTTATAAATTTGCTTACTGAAGCAACCACAGGGCCTGACACACCGCATGCCAAGGATCCAACACCCGATCAAGTGAAACAAGATTCATCTGTACCGGTTGCAGACACTGCTGAGCTGTTGGTCAAACCAGCCAGTCTTGAGCTAGAAGGCAATGTTAATTTTCAAACTCTAGCAGACAAGTTGGATATTAAAAATGTTGCACTGTTTAGGCAAGCATTCAACAAGTTGAGAAAATTACAACCAAATAAAGATTTTCGCACCAAATTGACTCAAAACGAGCTTGCTGAACTAACATATGCATTCTATCAACTGTTGACTGCCGATGCCAAAGACAGCCAACAGATCTTGAGAAACCTGCGTCAAATTCACTTGAAGAAAAATACTAGCGTTTGATAATATTACGCAGTTGCGATAAATCTTTTACAGTGGTTGATGGAGCACTTGCCGTAGACTCTTCTGCATGCTTGTTTTTTCTTCTAAGATCTGCAAACACATCTGCAGTGCTGGTGGCAGTGGACAGCCTGGAATCTTCTTCATCAAGATGAAAAATGCGCAGGGTATGTGGATCAAATCCCAGTGTGAGTTTTCCACCCACACCACTGCTGCTGCGTGTTTTGAGAAACTGTATTTGATACTCACCGCGTTCTTTCATGGCAGTGGTGGCATAGATTGATATCACATTGTCTGCAGTCTGAATTTTGGAAATACCACCAGCAATCATGCTGTGGTCATGTTCTTGTTCTTGCACAGCACTATTATGTGTTAAAATACCGTTGGCAATAAACAACTGATTGCCACTGACATTAATATCGATGGTATCTTCAAGACCAACATATTCTATACTAACAATTTCGTCATCAATCATGGTTTGCCTCCTTTATACAGTTTATATAAATAGTGGCCGCAATCATATATTCGAATAGCATTTATATTGTTCATTATTTGTTTTTCAGTCAAGGTTGGATCATATCCCATCTTTACTAATTTCTTTTTGGTCCAGGATAGTCTATGATAAATTTGGTCTTTATACCAATACCAGTACCCTGGTTTGGTCATACCAACCAGGGTAAAGTTGTTTTTTAAATATACCGCCCCAGTACCATACCGAAGATCAGCATATGTTTCAATATCTATATTTGGGTATTTCTCATCTATGTATTTTAGAAATTTCCCCAGTGCTCCCGGTAAATTTCTAGAAAACGCTAATCGTACAATTTCGATGCAGTTGGACAAGTTTTTAAATCTATTCTTGTGAGATATAGTACACACTGCCAGCAGCGTGGAGTTGAAAAATAATCCCAAATGTTCTGATGCATTGGCTGCACCACTGACATGATACTGATTGAGAAATTTTTTTGATTCGGCAATGCTGATCAATTTAACGATACATTTTCTGGTATGTATTTTTTCAACAGTGTTGTTATTATTTTTTATATTTAACCGATGTTTAATCATGCTCAGTGTTAGTTCTTTATGATTGAACCATTCGTGATCTGAGATCATGAGTAACCTTATGTTGTGTTCATTGCATAAGATGAATTTTTTTTGATGATACATGTTAGCAATTTGATCATCGCTGTGCCAATAGCTGCCATTGAATTCTATTGCAAAATTTTCCAATGGAAAATATAAATCTAATTCTTTTGGCTTGATTATTGATCTACTGTTTTCTATAATCTCGCCTGAGTAAAATTTACGTATTTCTTCTAAAATTTCTTTTTCGGTATTGCTTTGCTTGCCAAAAAAGCCTTTGGGAAAACAGCTTGGGCATTTTGGTATTTTTCCCAGTATATTATCTAAAAATTCATTATTACAGTGCACGCATTTCCATTTCAATGATGAATCATTGTGCCTGGTATATTCTTCAAATGTAAACAGCGGCACCGAGTAATCTTGAAATTTCGAAAGGGAATTATAAAAGGTAAGCTGCTTGGATCTAGATCTAGCAGTTTTTAAAGCCTCAATTTGTCCGGGATTGGTTACCCCGTATTTGCTCATCAGGGTGTTTTTAAATTTTTCTTTATAGCTAGACGTTTTTGAAAAATGTTTTACTCCATACTTGCTGATGCAGGTGTTGCGTTTTTTATCTGCTGTTGTAGTAGATCGCGACATACACGACACACTACAAAACATTGTAAAGCCTCTTCTAAAATCTAAAAACTTTGCAGGCTTGTTACACACTGAACAGGTGGGATCAAGTTGATAAACATATCTCCAAACTTTTTCAGAAAAGCTATTGCCAGTTTGATTATCTGCTATTTTTTCAAATAATGCAGCATTTTCTTTTTTCAGTGTGCCAAATGCACCTTTGGGGTTAGATCCCCAAAGTTTTAACAAATAATTTTTCTCCGACTGATAGTCCATCTTCTAAGCTTTTTAATCCTGTGTTGGTTGGAAATTTGTGTTTTGCACTACATATGATTTCTTTACCAGATTTAGTAGTAATCCTAAATACCGGCTGTTTAATTACCGGCAATACCTCTAACACTTCTACTGGTTCATGGTCTGACTCAAGCATGTCTCCGACTGCAACGTTTGATAGTTTTTTATTTTTGCCATTGCAAATGACCATGGATTCTGGTGAAAGACATCTGTTTAGCTGTGATGCCGTGAGCAATACAAAATTGTATTCAACTGCTAGACCTCTTAATTCTTCACTTACATATTTATCCTTGATGAACAAGTCTGCTGCACTGATACGCTTGTCATTGGGATACATGAGATCCAGGTAATCCACAATCAACATATCGGGCATGTGCCCTTCTTGAATTGCATAGTTTTTGAGATAGGCCTTTAGATCATTTGTTCTACTGCCCTGCGGCATTTGCTTGATATGCAGCTTGCCGCTTTTGAAGCCATGTTGCTTGACCTTGATTTCCACTTGATCAATGTTCTTGAATATTTCCTTGGTGGCAACTTCGCTCAGCATGCTGTCCAATCGCATGCTGGTGAGTTCTTCACTGAGTTCCAAGCTGATGTACACCACGTGCAGTCCCTGTCGCACACCATTGAGACTGAGGTTTTGCAAAAACAAACTTTTGCCCACGCCAGAACCTGCCACAAAAATATCCAGCTCTCCTCGGTTCCAGCCGCCATACAGTCTGTCGTCCAAGGACTTCCATCCAGTGCTCATCTGTCCATTCTTGTCCTTGATTTTCATCAAGCGTGCTCGCGGATCAGCAAAGTAGTCAGTGCCAAGGTCGCTTTGCAAACAAATCAGCATGGCATCTCTAATGCGCTTTTCAAGCTCGCCATAGTTGCCTTCTTCAACCAAGTGTGCGCCTTCCACCACAGCACTGCCCAGTGCACGGTTTTTACAAAACTCTTCAATGTCTTCAAGAAAGCTCACTGCATGCTGCGGTAATATGTTGGGTATGTGTTGAAAGTCAATGTTGGTTTCTGCATTCACCTGTTCAACCTTGGGCAGCACATGATACTTTTCAGTATATGCCATGATCATGCGCACTGCTGGGCGCAGTTTGTTGACAAAGTAGTTGGGATTCAAAATATTCACACATCGGGTATAGATGTCTTCGCTGCTGAGCAGCACATCAATCAAGAGTTTTTGACTGTCTTCATTGTAGTTTTTCTTGGGCGCAGTGCTTTTCTTGTTGGCGGCTTGACTCATGTGACACTATCCTTTTGCAAACTTGGTTCTCATTACATTGATTTTTAATGCATTGTCGGTGGCATTATCTATAATGGTCTTTATGGTGTATATTTTTCCATATCGTTCAGCTGCTTGAGCAGCATCCTTTACATGGTCTTCCCATTCTGGAAAACTCACATGCCACTCATATTCCAGTGCAGCATCTATCAAATGCTGGTTGTTCAATTGCCTATCCGGTACCACAATCACCTGCTGTCGGGTTTGACCCAGCCACAACACTTGTTCTCTGGTGAGTTTGCTGCCAAATGCAGCAACTCCGCTGCAGGCAATTGCATCAAACGGACCTTCACATAGCAAACAGTACTGTCTGCTGGGATGATCCAGCACATCGCCATTGAACAAATATCCAGCAGCATGTTCGCTGTTGTAGTATTTTGGCACACCCTTGGGTGCAGTGCCTGCATATCTAGCAGTCCATCCCACCACTTGTCCTCGATAATAGTAGGGTATTATTAATCTTTCATTGAGCTTCCACTGTGCAGCAGGAGTCCAATAGTAGGTGTAATGATCGAGACCCACTGCACTACCTCTACTCAACAGGTAGTCATGCACTTTTAAAAATTCTTCACTGGGGGTTGGATCGTTCAGCCAGTCCAGTATGGTGCGACTACCATGTGGCAATGCGTGCTCTCGAAAGTTTTTATTAAAAATCAGCACACGGTCAGTGGAGTCTGTGGATTCAACACCATTGATGTTTTGTGCCAGTTGTTCAATCCGCAGGTGATTTATATCATCTTGTGGCACACCCAGCCACAGCATAAATGTTTCAAACTTCTTGGTCAATGATTGCGGATCATATATCACTGCAAAATTGCAGTTGAAACAGCTATAGACAATTTTACCATCAGGCGAAATCAGTATGTTGCCTCTAGATCTAGTGTCTGCTTTGTGTCCTTGATGATGGCAACACACTGCATTGAAATGAAACCAGCCACCTGCGGTTTTCCTTGCAGGAGGTAGGTGAGCAAGCACTATTTCGTAAATTAAAGCCATGATCTAAATTTTAACACTAGATCATGATTTATACAAGATTTTATCGAATGTTCCTGTGTTTTGCACTGCATCTGCGTAGTATATGAATCTCACCCAGTATGCGTTTAGAGAAAAATTAACCATCTTGGCATACTGCTGGCCGTTGCCCACAGTGGTGCTGTCAAAAATCATGAATTCAGTTGTGGTTCCTATGGGAATACTGAACCACTCATTGTCCAGTGGAGGTTCGATACTGAGGCTGGCCTGTATCCAGAAACGTCCTTGAAAATTGGTGGTGTATATGGCCACAGTGTGTGTGCCATTGGCTTGGCCAGTTTGTGCATCGCCTGGCAATGCGCTGGTCACATAACGCACTTGATAGTCACCATACGGCTTCACAGAAAAATCTGATGCAAGCACTTCAATTGCAGGTGCAATGCTCACTGCAATGCCATCAATGAGTTGAAAAGTACCATACGCATTTTTATTGATATCGGTGTACAGACAGGTGTCAACACCCTGGTCGGTGGTGCTGATGATGTTGAATCTATACAGTCCTGGCATCCATTGATGCACTTCTTCTGGCAGCAGTATCAACTGAGCTTTGCCTGCAGTTTCATCCACAATTGCCACTGTTTTTTTCAGCAGCAATTCTTGACTGCCCACCAGTGGCACTGGCGTTTTGCCTTGGCTTTGATCAACTCTATAAATCTTGGCAGTCAGCTGCTGACCAACCAGCTTGACTGTTTTGCGGTCGTTGTCCTTGACCACAAAATCGATACTGTTGGTAATACCTTTGTAAATTTTTGTATCATACTGTATCATGGGCAAATTGACATTGACTGTGTTTGAGTTGAATTGGGCTAGAGTTATGTATTCTTTAAACTTGAATAGAGTGAATAACGACATTTCATTAGCCAAAACCTTGTTTGAGTATTTATGTTTTTGCATGCGCCGACAAAACACCACCAGTAGCCACTGATCAACATAAATAATCACATACTCTAAAAATAAAGAGACATAATGTATCATGACGTTGCATCGAGTATTTGATAAGATTCCTCATAAAAAAGTGGTGTTTCGCAGACAAGATGGTGTCATCAAACGCATCACACGTCGTGTGGACATCGCATTAGACGCACCAGTTATAAATCGTCCTCTTTTTCCCATCAACAAGGAACGCAAATGACATCACTTAAAAAATACATTCGCAAAATAGATGAATCAGTATTGGGTTTTATCAACAACAAGAAAACCAAGCCTCTCAAGCGTCATGCACAAATTGGCGAAAGTGATGAGCAAGTGGGATTGTATGACACCGATGAAGATCGCTGGAGCCGCAATGCCAAACGTCATTTTTCCAAGGCTGATTTGCAAAATGTACTAGCCGAGCAGCAGCAGGAATTTGATCTTGATGAATCGGTGACCTATCAAGGCAGGCAAGCAGTGGTGCGCATTCCCCGCGGACCTAACAACACTGTGGGTATCATAGTGGAAGGCCGCATGCGCATGGTCAAGCGGGCAGATATTGTCAAACTTGATGAAGGCGTATT